TTGATCAAACTGCAATACACCTGTTTTGTAGTCAAATTGGTAATCATTAATAGAAACTTTATCACTACCTACAAAACTACCGCTATTAGTAGAAGTTGATTTATACACTACTACGTTGTAACCTGGTGTGATATCTTCTGTTCCAGCATTAGTTAGTTCTGGTATTGAATACTTACTTGATATAAAATCTGTTTTTTGATTAGCATTAATAATTTGAGGAGTGACTCCTGAATCACTTCCTGTAGGTGTTATGAAGAACCATACGTCTGTGTCTAGATTTGATTTAGTTAGTCTCTGTCTATACCAGTATTTAATAACACCGTCTTCGGTATTTCCATTTTGACTGCTACCGCTAAATGGTAGATCGGTAGAAGGAACTAAATGATCTTGAGTGTATACATCCGCACTTGATATATCTAACGTAGAAGTAAATGCTTCTTGCTGCATAGATAAATCATCACTGGTAAATCTTCTACCCAGTAGTAACCTTAATGCTTTTTTTGTGTTATCTATAAATCCCATTATGATGTAGTAATGTTTATGTCTGTTACAGGAGATGGATCTCCTTTATATCTTATAATTAGGTAAAATTCATTGTCGTCATTATCTAAATACATTCCGTCTGCATTTCTTAAAGGCATAGTATATGTAGTCGAATAAAGTGTACCTCCTATATTACCGTATAAATCTATATCATCTGAAAATGGGTTTTTAAAGTTGTCTGATGTTATACCTGTTTCTATAGAGTTAGAATTTAATTCACTAGGATCATATATTCTTGCGGTTGATAAGCTATTATTATATCCACTGCTGTCTCCACTTGATTTAAATAGTACAACAGCAGCATATCCATTTGCAGATGAATCCCAATTATTCAATGTTTTCTCTACATTAACAGTCATAGATGTTTTAGCTCCGCTAATTCTAAATTTACGTATATAGTATTTATAATTTGCTGGTGCAAATCCTGAGTCGTACCAGTATCCATAGTTTCCTCCTGGGTCTACTAAGTATCCCGGTTTTACTTGTAAATCTAGTGTTCCTAATACATTTGTAACATCGTAAGTATCGGTAGTAAAAGATTCTCCAGTAAATGTTACTACATTATTATTAACTTTAATTCTATGATCTTCTCCAGAAAAATTTTCAGTAGTACCTGTTAAACTGCTTGCATCATATCCTTGCGGTCTACTGTAAATAGCCATTTTGGTTGTCTTACTTTGACCAAATAGTGTGTTATCGTAAAACTTTTGTGTACTGCTAGTTACATTCAAACGTGTTTCATCCTTACTTCCATGTGTAGCTTGCAAGTTAAAACTTAAGTTATAATTTAAAGCCTCTTGTTGGTTTCTAGTTAACTGTGTATTATCTACATTGCTGTTAAGGTCAAAGCTAAAAGAACTAGATATGAATCCTATATCATCTATATAAGGTACATCACCAACATTACGTTGAGTATTTTTATCAGCCGATAATACTCCTAGTATCGCACTACTATGTTGTACGTTATTGGTACGATGTACTCCAAGGTATATGTTGCTAAGTGAAGTTGAACCTATATTATTCCAGTTATTTACTGGTGTTGAAACAAATAGAGGATTATCTCCATCTCCATACCCTGGATCAAAAGCTCCAGTAACTTCTCCTGAGAAAGTAAATGTATAGTCTACATCTAATATGTAGGGTGCTCCAGATAATGATCTTGATGTTGCTGTTATTGAATTTCTTGTTAGATCTGCTGATGCTGATAGGTACTGTGATCCTGTTCTTATATCAATAGGTCCATCGTGGTACAGGTAAAAGCTTGTTGCACTGTCTGCTGGGGTTTGAGTTGTATATCCAACTTGTGAACCTGTCTGAAGACCTATTACTGTGCTATCTAACCTATAGTAACCGCTTGCTGATATGTTATTAGCGGCAGTAGCGTCGTTTGTATACTTTCTACCGGTTATTGCGGTAGTCATAGTAAAATCACCGTCTTGGTATGCTGCTGGTATTACTGCAGGTTGAGTTGTCTCTATTTTAGATACAGTTATTCCGTTACTTGTATTAAATTGATTATTATTAAATACAGAAAACGAGCTTGTACTGTATGTAGCTGCTGAAGAGCCTGCGAATGGTGTTCCAGAGGAGTAATCATCTTTAAATGATTGTGTTGTTTCTACTCTTACTCTAACATTAGTTGCTTGTCCACTTGTTAGTAGTCCTAATCCAAAATAAGATGCATTAGAAGATGCTAAAGTATTTCCTGTAGCATTAGCTAATAATGTTCCGGTGAGTGTGTTAAAGTTATCTTCTCTAAGTATTTGTGTGGGTACTCTACTAAATTGGCCAGAGTCTAGTGGATTAGTGCCTGCATGATCACTTCCTGTTTCGCTATTAAGTAAAAAACCTTTTCCTATAAAGTACTCTTGTATATTTTCAAATGAACCAGTTTTTGTACTGTCTATATAAGCAGATGTTCTCCAGTTATTGGATAAACTTACGTGTTCTCCATTAAAAACACCCGGCAGTACTTGACTTTTATTAATAGTATTACCTATGTTATAGTTAATAGAAGTACTTCCCCAAGTTTTTGTATTAGGTGTAGGTGCTGCTACATCTAATGATGAACTCATTACACCTGCCATAAATCTTAATATTTCAGATATATGTGTGTTGTGGTTAAATATATCAAAATAAGATCCATCTAAATTATCTTGCCATTCATTAGAAGTTGGGTACCCTACTGTGGTGTTATTAGATACTATTGCTGTTGAACCTGATTCTGTAGTGCTTACTGTTAGTGACCCTGATATTTGATGTCCATCAGATCCTGATATAAGTAAACTACCTGTGATTTGGTGTGTATCGTCTAATGAATTACCAAATAAGGTTGATCCTGATTCAAATATTACGGATGCACTAACTATTTCAGTGTAAAACTCTTGTGCTTTGAGTGTTCCTTCTACAACTACGTTACCATTTTCATCTACGGTAACTAAATCATTGCTTCCACTCTTTATTGTGAAGACATTACCTGTAGGAGCTACTGATGCTGATATAGAACCGGTAAATATAGCTGATGGATCTATTCCTATGAATTCATCTGCGGATATAGTTCCAGAAACTACAAGACTTCCTGTTAGTACCCTTGAGCCGCTTAAGTCACCATCAATCTGTTTCCAATGTATTAATGCCATCTGTTATGTTGTAGTTTTAATTTTTCCTGATAGTACTATTTGGTCTCCATTATCTAAAGAGTATTCTGTTGCTCCTGTCTGCACTACTACACTAATATCATTTCCTGTCTGTGATACTGTATAAAGTGATGGTAACATATACTGTCCGTTAATATATAAAGAGAATCGTTCTGGTCCTGATGAGAATCCGTTTGGTACTTCAAGTACTGTAGTATTTTGAAATATTGCTGCATTATTTGTAGTAAAATTAGCTACTACAGTAGAATTAGTAGTGACATAGTCTAATTGATCCTCTGTCATACCTTGACTCTGTACACCTGCGGTACCTGAATCAAAGAATCTATAATCTGCATCTTTAGTTTCTGTTCTAGCAGAAGCTTGTATTGTTTCTAATGTACCTGCTGTTTCTAACCCAAAAGTAACTGATGATTTAGAGTAGTATTTGTTCATACCTGCTAAAGTAGCGTTTATAGCATCTGGTATAATATGTCCGTTCATTACTATTGTAAAATTAGTCTTTACAGCTCTTTCATTTCCTTGGGTTAATTCCGTAGATGTAGTGTATGAGTCTATTCTAGCTCTAAAATTAAACTTTTCTTCGTCTCCCCAGTAAGCATCTGATGCATAGTTAATAGATTCTATTATCTTATTCATCTGTTCTACATAATCTGTGAATATCATGCAGGAATAAGTTAAAGTAACGTATTCAGGTATTATTACACCGTAGTATTCTTTAATAGGTTCTCTATTAGTTAATAAGCTAAATCTATCGTATATATTTTTGTTAGAAAAGGACTTCTTGTATATACCGTAACTAATAGGGTTACGTGGATCTACTTTATTACCTAGATTTCTATTTTTTTCTACAGAATCTCTTTTAAACATAATTAAAGGAGCTTGAATCTTTCCATTTTTATCTCTATGGAAGCCATCCTTCTGTACTGCTTTCCATCTTTCTGGTGATCCATACATTACTGGTACATTTGCTTTGTTACCGTTCTGTATTACTGTTGGTTTAATAACATTATTAAAGTAATAGATAATAGTTTCGTCTATATCTCTTAAACCTATTGTAAGCTGTTTAACTTTATCTCCTTTTACAGAACGCTGGTTTTCTCTTTTCTTACTGTTAGGTATAACAGGTTTTCCTGTAGGGAGAATTGGAGATATCTGATCTCTCATTATCTCTGCCTGTTTCTTTGGTATAGGTTTCTTTCTTTTAGCCATTTTACATTCTCTGTCTATTAAGCCCTACTCTATCAGCTCTAGTTAAGTGACAATCTACTATAATTGACATAGATGAACCATGTGAATTAGGTCTATCGATGTTATACTTGTTATCTTTACCTAATAGTAAGCTATTTTCTTTAACTACGTCTACTTCATAGTAGTCTTCTTGCCACATTACAATGTCTCCTACTTCAGGTACCGTTGATATATCTTCTAAATCCGGTTTTAAGAATGCAAATGATGCATTTCTACCTAAATCTGGTCCAAATTCATCTACATCGTATACTTGATCTCCTCTAGTTATTAAGCAGTTTAATTTTACTGCTTCTAGATATGTTTTTTGAAGTGCTTCTCCGTATATATTTACACTAGTATCCGCAATACTGAGCTTATAGTAAAGTACTTCTTGCTCAATAATGTCTTTTATTAGTTCTCTGTTGACACTAACAAATAAATCAAAGTCTCTTTTACTTCCGAATAGCATTATTTTTCCTGTATTGTTTCTACTGCGATTTCTATCTTAATTATATTACTGTACTTCTCTTTTGCATTAGCTTTAAACGAATTAAAAGCCTCTTCTCCTCCTTTTTGTGATATTAACTTTATTTTAAACGTCATACTTGACATTTCTGCTGCTGATCCTGCATTAGTAACAGTGGTAACCCCTGGTAAAGCACGTAATAGCTCTGCTAAATCTTCGCTTTCACCTTCTTGATACATTATACGTACCATACCTTCGTAGGTACTGAATACTATCTGTTCTAATATTGTCATCAATTTCATTATCCTACGTGTATTGTCATTGGTACTTGAGCTAAAGTAGCTCTAAGAAAGTCAGATTCTTGTGCCTGTGCTTCCATTTGTGCTCCTCTAGATGCTTCTTCCAACATACTTCTTAAATTAGTAAGTAATTCTGTCTTCTCGCTTCTTGCATCAGTTAATAAGTCTGCTTGATTTAATGTTGCTTCTGATCCTGGAACTGGTACGGTTGTGTATTTACCTCTAATATAACCTAGCATTTCTTTTGCTAAAGCTAAAGTAAATTGGAATATCCACTGTCTTCCTACACTATTAATATGTGTGTATTCTGGGTTACTATATGGTACTTCTGATACTGTGGTTATATTACCTGTACTACTGTCAAAGTTAAGTGCAGATTTATCTGATAGTTTCATATATTCAAAAAACAACTTACCTGGTTGTTTAGGTACTGGGAATATTTTTAATTGATTGTTGATTAATTCAAATGTAAAAGTTGATTTTCTTATTTGATCATTAAATTCTATCGCTTGCATCTTCATTATATCATATGATGCAGGCATTAACATAAAACTAATACCGGGACTGTATGAACCAAATCCAAAAGACTCCATTAGAGACTGTACTCCTGTTCCTGTTCCAGCGTATGGGTCAAAAAATCTCGTTATTGCCGGTGGTGCTTCGTAAAATACTTTTCTAATCTCTATCCCGCCTTCAATAGCATTATCTGTAGCCCATTGATCTAAGTCGTAATTTTGAACAGACCCTGTAAGGTCTATTGATCCTGAATGCTTTGTTACGTTTCCTCCGATGCCTGCTTCTGTTCCGTAGTTTTTTGCAATTTGTACAAACCTGTTTATGTTTGCTTCAACTATTTGATTGTTTAAGGTACTACCTGTTGGAGCTCCTTCCAAGTTCAAGTAGTTTTCTCTAATCTTATATTGAAATACTTCGTTACCGTAAGTGGTTACTGCTTCTTCAAAACATGCATAAAAGGAGCCTGATTGTAATTCTACATCCATTAATGGGAACCCAAGTCTTTGAGCACAAAATTTCGCTACTTTATCAGCATCTGCTGTAAATGCTGCGTCTGTATCGTAAAAGCCGAAAGGTGTTTGTCCTACACTAAATGTAGAACTACCATCCCATATAGATATATTAGCCATAGTAGTAGTTTATTTATAAATAGTGCCTAATCTCTGAAGGTTTTATATACTTCTAAGATAGGTGCTACAATTGTATGTCTGTGGTTGTGTAAAAGTGCATGTGTTACAAAGCCTGGAACCTCTTCTTCTATTCTGGATAGGAAAGAAAATCCTGTTTCTCTTTTATCTTTAAGGTCTATTTGTGCCATATCTCCACATATTACCATTTTTGACCCTTTTCCTAATCTACCTATTACAGTTTCCATTTGACTATGAGTAACATTTTGTGCTTCGTCTACTATAATAAATGAGTCAACAAATGTTCTACCTCTCATAAATGCAAATGGTACAATTTCGATACTGCCTTTTTCTAATTCTTTGTCGACTTTATCTTTATTGTATAGCATGTATAAGTTATGATAGATTGGTGCTAACCAAGGATCCATCTTTTCTCTTATATCTCCTGGTAGGAATCCTATATCTTCTTTAGACACTGTTGGTCTTGTTATTATAATCTTATCAACTTGACCTGTAAATAGTAAATCCAATGCTACTTGTGTTGCTACTAACGTTTTTCCAGAACCAGCCATACCTTTTAACACGGTTACGGGAGAGTCTAATATTAAAGCTTTTGCTACCTTTTGTTCTTCGTTAAGCTGTACTTGAAATTTAATTGGTCTTTTAGGTCTTCTTTTTTGGACGAATACATCGTCCGTATGATGGTTAGATGCCATGCGTAATAACGTTTTAGTTTATACCTATAAATAGCGATTGTTAATATAAGTACAAAAAGAAAGGGGCTAAAAAAGCCCCTCTCAATTTTATCAGTATGTATTTAATACTATACTGTTGCCAAATCAGCTACGTAGATTTTTCCGTAGAATTCTGGTCTGATCATTTTCTTCGCGTAACGAGTCATGATACCTTTTCTTGGTGTGAAAGATACTGGATCGTATACTAGAGGAGTCATGATTAATGGTACATAAGGAGCATATACAGCACCTGCTTCCAAGAACTGTCCACCTCTAAATCCTGTTAGGATTACGTTTTCAGTCATGTAAGGGTTTTTGTATACCTTAAATCTACCATTTAATTGACCTACTTTCTGTACTCCGAAAGCAAATTCTGCAGAGTCACCATCTGTGTTAGCAGCAAATCCTGGAATTGATTCTAAGATTGTAGCTACTGATGGAGAACATACTAGGAAGTTTGCACCACCTCTTAATGTTCTTTGGTGAATCTTGTTAGATACTTTTTGGATTTTAGTTCCTAAAGTTTGGAACCATTGTCCTTGAGTATTATAGAAATCAGAAGAATCAGTTACAAATGCACTTCCGTTCCATACTTTGTTGTTATTTGCTGACCAGTACTCAGTAGTATCTGCTCCTGAAATTAACATATCTAAGATCTCTAAGTCAATTTCCATTGAAATGTACTCACTCAATAAAGAAGTAAGTTCAGCTTCAGCGTCAATTGAATGATAAGCGTTAAGATCTTGAGAGAATTCTGGTGTCCATTGTGCTTTCAACTTTCTAGTCTTAGCAACAACTGATTCAGATTTCATGTCTACGTTAATCTCTGGGATAGCTAATGAAGAAACTTCTCCAGCACCTGGTGCAGTAGAGTCTTCAAAGTCACCTCTTGTATTAGCAGCAGGCTGTACGTGGTAAGTTAAAGTATGATCTGTAGCAGCAGTTGTGTCTACGATCATGTTTAGTTTACCGTTAGCATCGATCTTTGTAAATTCTGGTAATAGACCAGCTAAAGATGATTGGAAAGCTCTTACACCTTCTTTATCAGCATCAGCAGGAATATCCATTACGATTAAATCTTTTCCAGTTTCTTTACCAGAGAAGTTTACATCAGCAGCAGTAGCAGCAGCAGAAGAAGCGATAGCGTGAGATGCAGATCCTTTTGGTTTTACTGAGTAACCGAATTGACCAGCTCCGTAAAGTCCGTCTTCAGCTTCGTTTCCTGCAAATCCGTTACCAGCTTTTCCATACAAACTATCAGTTGTAGCTCTACCGTTTACAGCAGATCCATATTTGAAGTCTAAGAAAAATACTAGCCCAGAAGGCAAGTTCATTGGTTGTACAGATACAAAGTCTTTTGCACTGATTTGAGCGAATACTTTACGTACTAAAGGTAAAGCTACTCCAGCCCATTGCTCACCAGCACCGCCTGCAAAAGCAGATCCAGCACTTGTGCTTGATTGTTCAGCTACAATTTGTTTTGCTTGATTTTCTAACATCATTGACATGTTAGTCGCGTCTTTTGCGTTTAATCCTTCAAGCAATCCAGAAGCAGCCCATTTGTCGGCAAGTCTAGATGCATCAGCTTGTAAGCTTTTGTATCCGTTTGCACTTTCTAATAGAGAATTAATTTCCATGATTGTTTTTTGTTTTTTTAAATTTTTTAATTAAATGATTCCAGCTAATTTTTGCATTCTTTTAACCGCATCAGATACTTCAGATATTACTTCTGGCTTACTTGCAGTAGTTCCAGTAGCTTTACTTGCCATACCTAATTTTGATTCCTTAATAGCTGTTTTCTTAGCTATTACGTTTTCAGAAACAGTTTCAAATACCAATTTAACTTCTTTTACCGTTTCAGCTTTGTCAAAAGCAGCGATAATGTTAACTTTTTGTGCTTCACTTAAGTTGTTAACTTTAAATACTTTATTAACGTACATAAGTTTTGCATTAAGAAGGTTTACTTCTTGTAGTTGAGTTTGTAGAGTATTGATAGTCTCTAAAGCTTCGTTTAATTCAGAATTATCTTCTTCTTTAACTTCTTCTTCAGCTACTACTTCTTCTTCTACTTCTTCTTCTACTTCCGCAACAACTTCTTCTTCTACTTCTTGCTCTTCAGAAACTGCTTCCAGTTCTGCTAACAATTCGTCTAAATCGATTTCTTCTTCACCGTCTACATCTGCACCCATGTCCATTTCTGGTTCCATTTCTGCACCTGCATCCATATCTGAATTGTCAATTTCATCATCAGCTCCCATTTCTTGAGAGATAATGTCACGAATAAGATCTTTAAGGTCATCGACTTCCATGTCTTTAACTTCTACGTCTTCTTCTTCGTCTTCTGATTCGTCAGCTTCGTCTTCAGATTCTTCTGAATCATCCTCTGCTTCTTCAGCTTCTTCCATTGCATCTTCATCCTCCATAGATCCTTCCTCTACTTCTTCTTCCATTTTTTCTTCGTCAGAGTAGTTTCCTTCCTCTACTTCTTCAGTTTCGTTTACTACTTCTTCTTCAACAGATGAATCATCCATTTCTTGAAGTTTAGCAGCTAACATATCCTTAAGATGTGGAGTTAACGACTCTTCTAAAGCTTCCTTGGCGTTAGCGATAGCGGCTTCTCTAATAGATTTTGCTTCAGCAATAGCTTGCTTGAATAAATCTTTGTTTGCCATTTTTTAATAAGTTTGTTTGATTTCTACGATTATTGTAATCGTAATAGGAAAGTTTTTACAAAATTTAATACAGTATAGATCACTGTATATTCTTATATAAATATATACCTTTTCTGTAAAACTAAATAAAATAGTATTTTTTACGCAGATGCTGCAACTGCTCCTGCTATTTCGGCGCCTACGACTGCAATATCTCTTCCTTTAAGTGCTGCTTTTACTGCTGATACTGTAGCTGTAGCTACATTTGCTCCTCTTAGAGCATTTAATGCACCTATTCCGGCTTTTACTCCTAATCCTGCTAACATAGCAATAAATAATCCTTTAGCAACTAATTGTCTCTTTTTTTCATCCTTTATAAATGGTTTCATAAAGCCGCTAATTGCTCTTACTATATTAACTTCATTATGGTGTGCCCATTTATGTACTGCGTCTGCTTTATTTGCTGCTTTTTCTAAACCTAATTTCTTGAAGCCTTTTGCTGCATACTTACCTAGTATATCTAAAACTGTATTGGAAGCTAATGCCCATGATAGTATACCAACTGTGGTTATAACTTCATTAACATCTCCTTCTTCTCCAAATTCAGCTTCTATCGCTTTAGCTAATTCAGCTCCTAGTTGAGTTTCGTCACTTTCTAAAATGAGTCCAGATAATGTTATCATTATGCTCTTAATATATCGTTGATTATAGAATCTAAGTTTTTATATTTAGATACATTTGCTTTACCTTCTTGTAAAGTAATTGGATTCATAAATGCGCCGTGGGTAGAAGGATTCGATACAAAGTCCCAACATACTAATTCAAAGTCTGGTTGTACTTCTAAGGTACCTTCGTTTGTCTGTTGTACTGATCCTGTTCCTCTAGAAGATATACCTATTGTATGTCCTGCTTTTATAATCTCTTTTACTATATTACCTGCAGGTGTGTTAAGTAATTCTACGCGTCCCATAAGGTCGTTTCCTTTCCACCATAGCTCTTTTACTATATGAGAGGCGTTCTTTAAGGAGACAATAGGAGATTCAGGATGATCCAGCTCTCCGAATGCATTACCGTTCTTAACAAACTCTTCTATATACTTTTCTGATTCTCTTTCTAAAATAGCCTTACTATAGGTCCTACCATTTTGATTCTTTGATACTGCTCTTTGCATAATACCTTCAACCTCATATACTCCCGGTTTCTCTTTTGATTCCTTAAGTATTGAGGTAAATGGGGTTACTTCTATTAATAATTGTGCCATGTTTATTTATGTTTATTGTAAAGTACCATTAACCGATGGACGGCTATATACCGTTTGCTTTTCTTCTTCTCCTAATGGAGCTTCGCCTGAGTTATGTCTGTCTATATCGTTTTGGGATATAACTTTAACTTTAGGTTGATCTAAACCTTTTGTAAATCCTGATTTAGTTACTGGTCTTAGGTCTTTATTAAATGCTGATTCAATAGAAGGAGCTAAAAAGCCTCCAACTTTTAATCCTTCCTCATTTCTAATATCACCTAATGTATCGTATACTTTCTGTATCTTACTTCTTGTTTTATCGTAATATGCTTCTATATCTGTGACAAGATCTTGTAGCTGTATAATTGCTGGTTTCATTCCTTCGAAACCTCCATACTGATCAGCAAATTTTGCTAATTCATTTGTAGCAGCTTCATTTATTACTCCTTCTTCTAGTACCTTAGTAATAATAGCTTTGATATTCTCTTTAACGATTTTATCTTTACCTGTTGCTTTCTTAATAGCTTTATCTTTTGCTGCCATGTAATCGTCTCCGTCTACATCTCCATCACCATCGTGATCTTTTCCTTTCTTTTCTTCTAGATTCTCAACCATAAATTGAGTTTCTAAGTAATTAAGTACGTCTTTTTTAGCGAATTCTATCATACCCGGCTCTGTCATTGGTCCCATCTTCCACTCTTCCCAAGCTTTTATTAACAGATTAACACCTTTATCAAATAAAGGTCCCATACTTTCAACATATCCTCCAGTTTCATAATCGTTTTCAGTAACAACTTTACCTCCAGTAGATTTTTTTCTTCTACCTTCTGAGATTCTTCCGTATGTTTTTGATTTTCTACCTTCGTTTATTCCAGGTATTCCATCATGACTAACTTCATCATCGTCATCATCCCATGGTCCTTTCAAAATATCAACACCAATGTTATAATGATCTCCTATAGCATACATTACCTCTTCTGCTTCTTCTCTTTCTGGAGTACCGTTTTCTTCTGCTCTATCTTGAATAAGAGCTATAAATTCTTGCAAGCTACCTACTCTTTCGTTAACTGATGTTTCGGTTTCTTCTAGTTTACTCCTATTAGGATCTGCTCCTTCATTGAAACTTACTAGTGTATTCTTAATTGCTTTTTTAAAGCTTCTTAAATGATCTAAAGCTTCAACTTTATCTCTTTCTTTTATAGCATCTATTGCATAAGATAAATGGCTCCCTTCTGAGTGATAGTTTACATCTTCAAATGAATCAAATAAAGCTTGTAGAGTATTAATAGGTGTGTTAAGTCTTACTTTCAACCCAAACTCTAACATTCCTTCATAATCAAAATCTTTAGAAAATTTATCTCCAGGTTTAAATACTTTAACTACTTTATCTTCTTGTCCGTATTTTTCTATATCTTTCATTTGTTGGTCAGACATTGCTTCTGCTACAAACTTAGCTTTAGCAGCATCGAAGTCTCCTTTAAAAAGACTATCTACTACTTTTCTACCTAAAGTTTCTAATTGATCTAAATCTAAAGAATGAGGTCTATTAAATCCTTTTAAGTAACCTTTTCCTATATTTCCATAGTCGGCTGGATCGATTACGTCTTCTGTAGATTTAGCTACTTTTTCTTGCATATAGTCTCCAGGCATCTCATAATTTACGGATAAGAATTCTTCAAAGTTGTCTAATGCATCTTGAGGCTCTTGGTCTTTTGATTCTGGATGTGTTTTGAAAAAGTCACCTATGATTTCATCATCAATTACGCTTTTACCCGTTTTAGGGTTTGTATAGTGTTTAATAATAAAATTTGCAATAGATTCTTCTTGGTTACTTTCGTTTGTTGATTCATCTACCATTACCAGCCCTATCTTACTATACGGTATTTCATGCTCTCCTCCGTCTTGATCTACAGCAAATACTGAATCGTCATGCCACATTGCAGCATTGTCATCATTATTAGAGTTAGGATTATAAATTATATACTCTCTTCCGTTACCAGTTTGTATACGTGCATCGTCTGCATCTCCTAGTCTTTTTAGGAGTTTTTCTTTGGTGTAATTTTCTTTTAATTCAGCTTTCTTTAATCCATTAAAAGTATCAACTTTGTTCTTGTCAGTTGGTTCAACCATTTGATCATGCTTGTCTACATTTGCTGATTCACCTGCTAATATGTTAAGGTAGTGCATTGCATCTTTTGCTAAATTTTTACTAGCTTTATCATGTGCTTTTTGTCTATCTTCTGCCGATACAGTTCCTGCTGAGTCAATGCCTGCTTCTTCTAGCTCATAGTCAATGCCTCTATTCAAAGCATCTTCTGTGTAAGTTAGAGAAGGGTTATCGTATTCTGGAGACTTCACTTCTACTAGCATACCTTTAGATTTAAGTATTGATACTGTATCTGGGAATCCACTGTAGGGAGATATAAATTGAGAGAGTTCTCTTTTAGCGTCTCTTAAAAATTGTGTCTTAGAGAAGTTTCCTTCTACGACTGCGTTATATTTTTCTTGTATTGTTCTCATCTAAGTAATCAAACATTTTAGTGTTATAAGGTCTTTTTTTTGTCTTTACTACTTTATAACCGAGCTTCTCAGCTTGCTTTGTAGCATTATTCTTCTTTTTATTTTTACTGAATGCAAAAGGAGTTAGGTATCCTCCTACTCCTGCTGTTGTGCTCAGCTCTTCAATCACCTCTTTTACTGCTTTTACTACTACACTTTTTTTCATAGTGAACGCATTTCGTTTACTAAATCATAATACTGCATTAGGTTGATAAGGTGATTGTCTGTTATTTTTTCTGTCTTTTTTGCAGGTTTAATAGTCTTTACTACTTCTTGTAGTTTAATTCTCACTACTTCATCCTTTACATTAATTGACAGTTCTTCTACTTGTGATTTAATTTTCAGTATTTCTTCATTAACTATGTTCCTTAATCTAGTAGTCGAGTTTACTGATGTAATAAATTCTTTAAGTATGTTCTTTTGTTCTGGTAGAAGATTTTTATAGTTGTTGTTAAATTTTTCAAGTAGTATTTTATACGTAAGTAAACGTAAGTCTTTTTCGTATTTTGAATATTCCTCTATTAAAGTCTCTTTAACTACTTCTTTAGCCATCTTAGAAGATGTTAGGTGTTCAATAATAGTAAGTTTATTATTAACTAGAAAATCTGGGTTTACTAAAGTGTTTGTATTCTGTGCTTCTAATAAACAATATAAAGAAGCTAAAGCTTTATAGTCTTGAG